GTGCATGCGAACAGCCCGCGGCACCAGAGCCTGCACTCTCTGCCAATTGACCTCGGCATTTGGCTCATCATAGCTGATGTAGAACACATCCATGTTGCTGGGATAAAACACGCCCATGTGTCAGAGTTCCTTTTGAAATTCTGCGGCCAACCAGGTCCAGTCATTGATGCAGTGCATGCGATCTCTGCTGCCACTGTCCAGTGCAAAAGCTCTACCAGCTTTGGCTCCTCGCATGCACCAATCGCCATGCGGCGCCTGTGCCCCCACTGTGCACCATGTGTGCAATCTGTGCTGGGTTTCCTCATTGACCTGACCGTCTATGACACCGCTGGCCAGCTTGGCACATTCTCTGAATCCGCTGCGCCAGGCACTGAATGGATCAGTGTTGAATCTTGTGATGTTGCTCAGCTGGTGTATGATTTTGTATTTGCGATTGATGCTGCTGGTCATGTCAGGCTTGTGGTCTCGGTGAGACAGACCTTTGACTTCTGCTGTGGGCAACAGCTTGACTGCTCCATAGCCATATACCAAATCGTTCACGGGATTCTTGGCACGAAACACATGCACATGATCTGTCTGATGCCAGGGAACTGCATAGTCAAAACCAAAATCTTCTGTGATCACAGCATCACCATCTATCACATAGAACAGCAAACTGTCTACCATGTGCGCGGCCTGCACATGAGCACGATGCAGGCCCTTGACACCATGCAGTCTCTTGACCCGTGGAAAACGCTGTGCGATGTCTTGCCAATTCTGCTCAGCATTGGCTTCCTGATAACTGATAAACACCATGTCATACATCTAACTGCACTCCCAGCAAATGGGCTATATGTTTGGGGCACTGTGCTGCTGTCAGTGCTGTGGCAGCAGCAAATTGCTGCTCTAACCACTCAAAGTCGTTGATCTTCTGCAGTGCTGCTGTGTTGTCAGCTCCCACGCTGGCAAAATAACAGACTCCAGCCATGGCTCCCTGACGACTTTCTGCAGACCATTCAGCAGTTGACTCAGCAGACAACCAGACCCACAGTCGTTGCCAGCTTTCTCCATGATCACCAAGCACCACATTGCGACACAGCTTGATGCTTTCACGAAAGGCACTGCGCCAGGTGCTGGCAGCATCATAGTTGTATCTGCTCACAGCTATGACTTCTGGTATGATCTTGATGTTGCCCACTGCTGTGGTAAAATCCAGCCAATGACCTTGAAACTGCAAGACTGCATCTGTGGGCCACAGCTTGACACTGCCCCAACCATAGCAAAGGCCATTCACTGGATTGCTGCTGTACCAAAGATGCAGATAGTGCCGGTCATAGTGCGGTGGCACATAATCAAAATTCCAACCGTTGGCGATCACAGTGTCAGCATCCACAGTATAGAACATTTCTGTGCTGCAGAGTTCAGCGCAGCGACGATGAGCATTGTGTATGCCTTGTATGCCATGCACGCGCTGTGCTCGCGGAAACTGCTGGACCAATTGATCAAAATTCTCATCAGCATAGCTTTCATTATAGCTGATGAAAAAGATGTCAAACGGTTTCACAGACATGCTTGGCGCAGTGACATGTTCAACATTGAAAACTGCTAGATCGCTGTGCTTAATGTTCCTGGGCAAAAGGTAGCACACACAATGATGATCAGAGGTGGGCCATGAGTGCACAGTGTGTCTGCGGCCTGGCTCTGGCTGCCATCCACTGTAAAAATCACTTGGTATATCCAGTTCTGCAGATATCAACCAATACATGTCACTGACAACCGTGGTGCTGCAACTGGACACAGCATTGGCTATATTGTCATGCTGCAGATATTGGGCCCAGGGATATCTGCGACGTAGAGCCGCGTAAGCTCTGATATGCCAGGGCTCTGTGCCCAGTATGACCATGTCACAGTGTCGCACTGCAATCTCGGGCCCAGGCATGAACTTGATCTGGTTGGGCCAACCTGTCGCAAGTTCATGATCCGTGGGTTTGAAGCTTTTGGGCAGGAGGTATATGCTTCTAAACTTCCAACCGTCAACAGCATCTCTGTCAGTTGGCCATGCATGTGGATATTGGCGATCCCAGGACTCAGGACACCAAGCAAAGTCCCAGTCTTGGGGTAATACAATGTCATCTGTGACCAACCAGTACATGCTGGTCAGACTGCGCCGGCTGGCCTCGCACGCTGCTTGACACAGTGTGGTCTTGCTGGTCAAACGCAATGCTGTGGGATATTGCCTGCGAAAGCTGTCATATTTGCTGTCATCACTGCCTAGTGCCCCAACCCAAAATATGTCAAACATCACACAGCTGCCAAGTGTCTGATGGCATCATAGCTGACCATGGGCCGCGGAGGGTTGAGATAGACACTCTTGTGGAACCTGCTCTGCTGTGCATCTAGATCTGCGATGTCAAGGCCCAAACCTTGACGCAGTTTCTGTCCCAGTATGGCACTGGCAGCCAAAGGATCGCAGTCTTTGACTGTTTGCCATTTGTTGGCAAACCAATTGTAGTCACTGATCTGTGTGTGGTCGCCAGTGGTAAGATTGCAGTCGTGTGCACCCTGTCGTGCGCCAAATATACTCCAAATGCCGTGCTCTACATCAGCACCAACACTGCACCATATCAGCAGCTTGTGCAGATTGTACAACCAAATCTTCTTGATAAACTCTGCAGGTGCTACCCTGCGACCATTTTCCAGGCTCATCTTCACACCTTCGCGATAGCCACTGCGCCAAGCCTGATAGGCGCTGCCGTTGATCACGCTGGTGCTGTGAGTGCCAAACACATCATGGTATTTGTGGCTCCAGCAGAAATCCACCTTGCTGGCATCATCTGAGCTGTTTTCGTGACTGTGCATGGTGCGCACAAACTGCTTGCTCCATAGCTTGAGCCCGCCATTGCCATAGACCAATCCATTGACATGGTTGCGACCTGCCCAGGTCCAGGCATGGTCATGCTGCTCGGGTTCTATGTTGATCTTGACAGAAAGAAAGCTGTCATGCATGCGGTTGTCACCATCAACTGTGACGAAAAAATCAGTGTCAGCTGCATCGGCACAGGATCTGTGCGCAGTGTCGAAGCCACGCACACCATGCACTCGTTTGGCCCATGGCACTTGATTCAACAACTCAGCATACAGTGACTCGGCATTGGGCTCGTCATAGCTGAGGAACACAAAATCAAATTCGCTCATTTCATGCTGCATGGTAGTTGACCTCATGATATTTCACATAGATACTGTAGGGTCCTTGTACATTGACCTCTACAAACACAGATTGTGTGTCACCGGCATGTTCAGCATAGGGGTAGAAATCAATTTTCTTTATGAGATAGTTGGGGTCGTTTTTCATGGTGATGTAGAATATCAAATTACGCACTCTGTTGCACACACTGGCAGTGAATCCTCTGTCAGTGATGTGTGACAGCTGCACAGGACTGCCCACTGAATCCACATGGCTGAATCTGCTGTCAAACTTGTCCGCATCCAGATTGATCAGTTGCCAAAATTTCTTGAATGCAGGCTTGCGTTTTTTCATATTCACTGTGAACTGATCATCGGACAGGACTATTTCATAGTCATGCAGTTGAGTCTTGCCCAAAGCCAGATCCAAGGCCTGCTGATGAGCCAATGGCACAGCAGCAAAGTGTTCACCATGTGTGTTTTCAGCATGCCAGCTCACGTGTTTGACCTTGAGGTCTCGACAATCAAACCACAGCCATGCATTTTTAGGTTCTGGTAGCAGTTTCATAATACTCCAAGATCTGATCTGTGAGAAAGTGCTTGAGGTGATAGTGCAAAGGCAGTGTCTGCAGATGATTGCCTATCTTGCATTCCAAAGCAGCGTTGAAAAACACAGGCATGTGCTGTAGCCAGTCCTCGACCACATGATGGTCCCAGCCCTGCAATTGACTTTTCATATGTGTAAACGTGGGCCAGGATTTGGCAGTGTAACAGTGCTGGTCCAAGTCCAACAGCTTGAGCACCACAGCAAATACCACATCTGTGCTGACATAGTCAGGCCGATGTTCGGGAGCCAGCACCACTTC